TATGACCTAGGAAGACACGGGAAAGTCCCGTCAGGATTGACCCCCTGCCTGGGTTGGCACCCACACATGCCATCGGTTTAGGCTTACCGGCCATGCCTAGCTAGTCCCTTATTGGGGCTATGGCCCCTTTATTGAGGGCTAAGCGAAGACCGGCATACAGGAGAAAACTACTATGAAAAGATTAAATACTAATTTACTTTCCAAAGTAGTCCTCTGAATCTGCCAAACTTTTCAGTTTGAAGGTTCGGTACCTGTAGCTAACCTGGTTCATCTGGTGGAGAGAATCGATCTAATCCAGAAAAGCCGAGGAGTGAAAGGGATGATAGCCTTTAATAAGGCTGTCCGTTCCAATTTACTCTCTTACTTATCTGGCTCTTTAGAAAGAGACTCTCTATCTGCAGTGACCCATGATGGGATACCCAAATTCTTAGGGCCCTTGATACCTCTAGTTCGTCAGAGATCATACATAGTAATATCTATAATCTTGACGATACTTTATAGTTCAAGGAGCCTGAAACTCTCTGCGAACCCGGACATTGACTTTATTACACAACCCCAGAAGGGGGACGTAAATAATATTTCAATGTTTGCGGGATCGTGTTGAGCAGAATTGGGGTACCGTCCCCAAGTTGTGTTGAGTAAGAGACTTCATGCAAACATGGATAGTTACCGTGTCTCAAGAGGACCAAATGGTCATGCCTTGAGAACGGCTATATCTGATGCAAGAGCTCTACCTGACAGTATCCTACCACATTTACGTAATGTTGGTGGACCTTTGTTAAGTGGAGCTCTGAAGTCTTCTTTACGTAACTCAACCTTCCTGGATTATTTTCTTTCGAGATATTGCCAAGTGAGTATAGGGTCCACAATTAGACGACTTGCCTACTTTAGTGATAAAGAAGGTAAGACACGTGTAATTGGGATACTTGACTGATGAAGTCAGGTAGCCTTAAAGCCCCTTCATATTTACTTAGCGAATGCTCTTAAGAAAATTCCCCAGGACTGTACATTTGACCAGTCTGGTTACCTAAAATCTTTGAAAGGTTCTACGGTATACTACAGTGTTGATTTATCATCAGCTACTGATAGATTCCCGATAGAACTCATTTCACAAGTTTTAAGGTCCCAGCTACCCGCTACTTATGTCGATAGCTGGAGAGAATTGATGGTAGGTTATCCCTTTGATTACAAACAGCAAAAGATTTCTTATGCCGTTGGTAATCCTATGGGTGCCTACTCATCATTCAACTCCTTTGCTATAGCCCATCACTATATAATCTACTATTGTTGTAAAGTGTTAGGGAAGAACTGACGTTCTTTACCTTATGCTTTACTAGGAGATGACA